GGGGACGACCTTCGGCGCCTTGGCCGCGAAGTCGTTGAACGCCGCCAGGTCCTTCTCGGCCAATTTGAGCGCCCATTCGCGCTGCGCCTCGACGAGCTTGCCGTCGGCGAACGCCTTGGCCACGGCATTGTCGGCCTCGATCTTCGCGATCTTCGCTTCGAGGGCGGCCTTGTCGCCCGCAGGCACCATGCCCGCGATCTTGACGCCGAGAGCCTCGACGGTCTCGCAGTCGTGGAGCTTCAGCAGCTCCGACACCGCGCCCTTCTCGGCCTGGGCGGCGGTCTGGGCCGCCTGAATTTCTCCGAGCTTGGCGATGACGGCATCGGCCGTCGCCTTCTCGTCCTCCTTGCCATCCGCCAGCGCGACAACGGTCACGCCCAGCGCAGCGGCAATTTTCTTCAAGTACTCGTTCATGTGCTTTGCCTCCTGGGTCTTGGTTTTGCCATCCGTGGCCACCAAGGCCGGATAGCCGTGCAATGCCGGATGGTTGGTGAGGGCCACTGAATGCAGCCGGTAGGGCCGGTCGCCATCGAAGTGCAGGACCGGCGAATGGTAGCGGTACTCGCGCCCCTTCAGGCGCCCTGCCGCCCGCTCGGTCCAACCCACTTTTGCGACCAGGCCGGCGGCGGTCTTGGCCAGAGAGCTGATCCAGCCGGCCGCCGGAGCCTCGTTGCCCGACAGGGTCTGGTGCTCGTAGTCGACCACCACGTCCTTGCCGCGCTCCGAGAAGTCGGCGATGATCCGATCGGCGGACGCCTCGTCGAAGGCGAACTGCCCCCGCGACTCGCCCTTGGTGTAGTCGTTCTTGCCGTAGCGCACCAAAAGGAACTCGGCCGGCGGCGAGGCCGGCGCGGCCTGGGCGGCGCCGTCGGTGAACTCGACCGGAACCAGCGCCAGCGTGTCGGCGCCGCCGGAATCGAGAATCAGGATGGACTCGTGTGCGTTCATATCAATGCCCCGGGCGTCAACTGGAATGGCGTGAAGATTTTTTATCCGCAACCGCTTGACAACGGCAAAAAGCGGCGTAGAGTAGTTGGCATGGCAGTAGTGCTGTTACCGCGTTATGCGGGCAGGTCCCCTCGGGAAACCAGGGTTGGTTCAAGAGCCACCTTTTCGTAAGTCTCCTTGGACAGGAATGGACCACGGTGGCACTACTGCCTTTTTTATTTCATCCAAAGATCGTAAAGCTCAAAGACACCCGCCTTTTTAGCCACTGTGAAGTCATAACTGCGCATGACGCCGTTGATCCGAACGTTCCCGGTAATGTGCCAGCATTCTTCCCAGCCGAGCTTCTTCTTGTCCGGCTTGCCTTTCTTAGTCTTTCGAACCGGCTCCTGCCGGGCGTAGCCGGCCTCAAACATTGCCTGCATCGTCTTGGGCGACATCAGGACAGCGGCTTTAAAAGGCGACATGCCAGTGGCGATACTATGCTCCATGCTGGCATACTTGACCGCCACCGGAGGCAGTCCCTCATGCCGCAAGTCCTTGCCGCCTCTGGCTTGGTACGTCTCAAACGCCACTCGCGCGCGTTTGCTTACTGACCCACCCGCTTCTTTCCACTGCTTTGGCAGCGTGGCGGTCTTCAGCCCCTTCTTCCGATTGAATGTAGTTTTCCCCGGATACTCCCGCATTTGCGGCGCATCCGACGCATCCGACGCTTCCGGCTGCTTGCCGTAGGTGTATTGGCCATCGTCCTCACGCGGCTGGCCGTCCCAGAAGACGCCTACTTGGCCGTCCCCTGGCGCTTCCAAAAAGACGGCGGCAAGGCGCCGTTGAGGAACCCGGCCAGCAGCGCCCCTTGCAGCGCGTCCTCGAACGCCTTCGCGTCCATGCCGTCCATCACGCCGGGGAGCGACGCCAGGAAGGCCGGGGCGCGCTCCTTGAACCTCTCGACCAGGTCGTCGGCCTCCGGGTCCAGGTCGCCGAACGCCTTCCGGATCGCGGTGTCAATCGGCCGGCGCCAGGCTTCGAGCGCCTCCGTGTCCACCATGCGGCCGACAGTCGCCCAGATCACCTTGTCAATGGCCTTCTGGGCGCCGCGGCCATGGCCGTCGTCGCTCATGGCCATGCGGCCGCCATCGCCGTCCGGACGGCGCATCATCGGGAACGCGCCCATCGGCGGCGGCTCCGGCTCGCGCTCGTCCAGCTCCACGCCGTAGGTGTCCATCACGTATTCGCGGGTCAGCTTACAGCCCGCGGCCGCGGCGATCTTCGCGTCGCGCTCGGCGCGGACGTTCAGGTCCTCGGCCTTCTCGCAATCGATGACAAAGCGCAAGTCGCGGGTGTCGGCGAGGCCGTATTTCGCCTGGCACAGCCAGTCCACCAGCCGGTTCTGTATGACTTCCTCCAGCATGGCGCAGTCCGCCTCAAGGATGTCCTGGCGGACTTCCTCCTGCATGCCGCCCTGGGACAGGCCGCTGCCCCGGTCGCTCGAAGCCAGCTGCCCCAGAACCACCAGCGTCATGAGCTCGTCGCAATAGCGCTGGTGCAGCTCGTAGGCGTCGTTCCGCCCGGTCGAGCTCAGGAGCTGCATCTCGGTCTCAGTGGTGCCGACGCCCGCGCCGCCGGAGCGCACCGCATGCAGGGATTCCATGAGCTCCTTGCGCTTCTTCGGGTCGCCGAAGTCCCCGGAGGGTATCTTCGCCAGCAGGAAGGGCATGCCGAAACGCTCCAGGAAGTGGTTCCAGTCGGTGAAGGCCGCGTACTTGAACAGGTGCAGCCAGAGCAGCGTGCGCATCAGCCCCATGCGGCAGGGCAGGCCGGCGGCGCCGTCGTTGACCAGGAACAGGATTTGCGCGCGGTGGAACTCGACCAGGGGGATGGGCTGCCCTGTCGCGCTGGCCAGGGCCGGGTTGCCGCCCTCGTCGAAGAGCCAGCGGTCGTTCGAGATCGGCCGGAAGCCCGTGACCGCGGCGCCGCCCTCGGCCCAGTCCACGGCCACGCCGGCATAGCCGTGGCCCACGGCCGCCAGGAGCCAGCCCATGGCCTTCTGCAGGCCGGCGCCCGCCAGCATCCGGGTGATTTCCTCGGCGACCTCCGGCTGCCCCTCGCTCTGCACGCGCCAAGGCTTGGAGAGCGCCGCCAGCCGCCGGGTGTTCAGGTGGGCGGCGAGGATCGGCTCCTTCTCCAGCAGCGTCGGGAACAGCGCGGCCTGCTCGCGCGGGTCGCCGGCGTCGGCGTCGTTGATGATCTGGACGAGGCGGTCAGGCTTCAGGCGGTACTTGGCCGCCTCCAGGAAGTAGGAGACCGACGCCAGCTTCAGGTCGTCGGACTTGTCGGCCCCGGTCAGGGCGCGGCGGCGGGCGGCGCGGGAAAAGCGCAGGATCGTCTGGGCGAGGGACATTTTGGGGCGCTCCTTGGAAAAAAAACGCACTGGCGGGAAAATAAATCCTCTGCCAGTGCGCCGGGCGTCAACCAAAACGGCACTTGTCACTTTCTTTTTCGCTTTCAAACTTATACCTATACAAACATCCCCTAAAGGGATATGTTTGGTATAAGTTTGAGTAATGTTTCTTCTACCAACTTCTACCTGCAACTTCTACTAACTTGGTATAAGTTCGCGGGGGTGTTCCAAAAGCGTCTCAGAAATACTTCGACCATGCGGCGGCGCCGTCGTCGCGCCAGGCGGACGCGCCCTCGACCTTGTATTCGCGGGGCCTGTCGGCCTCCATGGCCATGTAGCGCAGGGCGTCCATGGCGTGGTCGCGGTCCTGCTTCGGCGCCTCCTTGGCGTTGCGGCCCTCCTTCGGCTCCTCCCAGCTGTAGTCGTAGAGCTCGGTGATGGTGTTGATGCAGTCGCGGGAGATGTACAGCCGCGGCCTTCCGTCGCCCGCGGGCATGAAGCGCTTCTGCACGGCCTGGATGCCGGTGTAGACGTCGTTTTTCGCCTCCTCGTTGGCGATGCCGTTCAGGTTCAGGAACTCGCGCGCATCGGCGCCGGCCGGATCGGCCACCGTAGTGAAATGCCCGCTCTCGGCGGCCTTGATTTCCTCGGCCAGGTCGGCGATCTGGGCACCGGCCCGGTAGAGCTCGCGATAGACCCAGAGCCGCCCGTCGCCGTCCATCGCGCCCCAGAGGCAGCAGAACGGGTTGGTGAAGCCGAAGTCGATGGCGCGCAGGCGGCGCCAGTTCTCGCTGCCGCGCGGCAATTCGTCGAAGCAGTGCACGTCCGGATCGAACATGTCATAGACCGCGCCCTCGTTGCTGCACCACTCGCCCATCAGCATCCGGCGCCGCATCACGCCCGGGAGCGCCTCCAGCGTCGCGATGGTGTCGGCCGGCAGGTACGGGTTGTCATACGGCGTCCATGACAGCCTCGCCCACGTCGCCGCGTCCGGAAGCGGCTTCCGCTCCAGCGCGTCCGCGCCCGAGGGCAGGATGTTCTGCACGCCCACCTGGTGCAGCCAGTGCAGCGGCCCCTTGGGGTTGCAGTCGAGGATCAGCTTGCGGGCCGCTCCGGGGATGTTCTGCGAGAGCCGCGTCAGCACCTTGGTGACCGTGTCCCAGCTGACCTGGGTGGCCTCGTTGATGAAGATGTGCAGGTACTCGTCCCCCAGGATCTTGTCCACGCGCTCGGCGTCGTCCAGCCCGCCCACGCGGATCATCGAGCCGTTGGGGAACCGCGCCTCCAGCGTGCTCTCGTGGTAGCGGACGCCGCACGTCCCCGGCGGCAGTATCTTCTTCAGGCTCAGGTTCCAAAGCGTCGTCCGCGCATGGTCCAGCCGCCACCGCGCCACCAGGACGCGCGCCCCCGGCCGCGACAGCGCCTCCTTGATCAACCAGACCAGAATCACGTCGGTCTTGCCGCTCCGCGCGCCGCCGTCGAACAGGATGCGGCGCAGGGCCGGGTCCTCCAGGAGGGCCCAGCCCCGCTTCTGCTTCGGAAACAGCTTGTAGCGCCTTGGCTTCATGCCTCGATGATGTTTCAATCCACGCGCCCGCGAAAGACGCGACTACGTCTCGATGATGAACACGCTGGCCTGCGCCACCTCCGGCGCGGCCTTCTCGGTCAGACCCAGGAGCTCCAGCGCCCGCATGTCGTCCTTCAGCTTGATCTTGACCTTCACGCCGAACGGCGTGTCCTCCTGGGTCATCTCCTGCACCGCCGCCGACAGCGCCGGGTCGGCCACCTTCGCCAAGTCGATGCGGCCCGACTCGTCCAGGTAGTCCGAGAGCCTC